TGAAGATTCGCGTCAGTAAGTCCATCCAATTTGGGTGGAACCCAATCAATCTTTAATTTTTTAGAAGACTCACATTTAACCCAACTTTCATACTCCTCCAGCTTCCTCTTGTTCATCATAACATAGCCCGGGTGCTCTTTGTTGATTTCAGCCAGACTTTTTCCTTCCATGATACTGGCCGCAACAGTGTCACTTTTTTGGGCTTTCTTTTGTTTAATCGACTCAACATCCACTCCTTTCGCTACATAAGATCCGGCCTTAGTCACGTATTCAACCCATTTCCTGACGGATTTGGTTACCTGGTAGTTACCATGTTTACCACCGATAAAGTCAAAACAATCGGTTTGACAGAATGTTCTCTTGCTATGAAATGCAAGATAAACATGTAAATGAGGAGTCCCATCTTTATGATTCTCCTCACAGACTACATAGCCTTTGAGTTCATCTTTGAAATATTTTTCAATCCTTTCAGAGGCTATTTCCTTCTTTACGTCACACTGCGGGAAGGTTATTGAGAAGTTCTTCCCTTGGAGTCGGAACCTAGAGGCCTTCTTCTTAGGGGCAGGCAAGGTCTCCATAGGTGAGAGGGGCTCTTCGAGACATATTAGTTCATCATCTTCGATATCAGAACTATGGCTGCGTGGCTCTTGGTTAAGTGTAGGGAATGTCTCCATGTCTCCACTGGGCGTAGGTAATATTAGACGCCAAGTGGAGACTGATGTCTTTTATATTCGACATTCACCAGAGTTACCAGGATTTTACCAAGTCGCAAGTCGATAATACCAGGCGTACTAAGCGAGGGCTTGCGAGTGAAATATATCTAACGCGTTAGATATTAGTACTGCGAGGGGAATTTCTTCTTACATCGAATATTCTAAAGAATCTTCTAATACTTGGGGGGAACCCCCAAGACCCCCCAGCTCCGGCGGCCCCAGCACCAGCACCAGCACCAGCAGGCGGACTAGTCAGAGAGGACAAGATGCGGCACGTCCGATAAACCTCCGCGATTTCATCGCTCCGGACTTTCGGACATTTTTGATAATATCCGATCTAAGTAAGGGAGATCCGATGAGCAAGTAGGGAGATCCGAGTGCGGCTTATCGGCTTCGCTGGGAACAGCCTGCGGCTGTACACCCAGCTACGCGAACGCCTAGAGAATGGAGTGAGTTGGCGTAATGGTGAAAGTTCCGCTTGTAGTGTATAACTTAAAGGGTTCGATTCCCGACGGCTAAATCATTTCGTCGATTTGCTCCACCTATTTTTCCTAGTATTAATTCTTAGATTTTATTAAAATTATCCTATTGGACCATAATCCCTTATAAGTGTTTGTTTGTAATTCTGCTATTTATATGGATCAAGACGATCCCTCTTTGAAGCACAAGAAGTTCAAAAGAACAGCCTCTAAACTATGGGAAGAACAACAATCAAAACAACCACATACGCTGGGTCAAGAAAGTATATGGCAAGTCGTAGAGCAGTTGCAAAAGCGGCTCAAGTGCTTAGAAAGCGAATGGGAGGAACTATTAGACAACCTCTCGCAACGTATGGATTCCGATCAGGATACGGATCTAGAGGACCAGAACTAAAAGTAAATGATGTAAACACTGGTGTTACAGCTATCCCAGCAAATATCACAGCTGGAAATGGTGCTAATTTGAATGCTATAGTTGTAGGTGATGATTACAATACCAGAGATGGTAGAATAATCAATATGAAAAGTCTTTTATTGAGAGTTTTCGTTTATCCTTCTGCAACTGTAGCATCTCCACAAGGTGGAACTGTAAGGATATTAGTTGTTATGGATAAACAATCAAATGGAGCTGTAAATGCTGCAACTGCTACTATCTTGCAAGCAGATGCTTATGATTCCCCAATCAATCTCTCAAATAGATCACGATTCAAAGTAATCGTAGATAAATATGTCCCTATGAACGCATGTAATTATGCTGCAGGAGCTCTAACAACTGGTTCTCCTGGAGGAAGAGTTGTTAATATATTCAAGAAATTGAATTTCCAAACAGTATATAACACAACCACTGGTGTTGATACTGCTATCTCCTCAGGTGCTTTGACCTTATACATAATTGCTTCAACAGCAAATGAATTTGTGGCTGATATATACTCCAGAGTTAGATTTACTGATGGTTAAACTTTATTAAACTAAATCTGAATGATTAACATAGAAATCAATAAATGATTCAACTTCTACTATCTCTAATCTAGTCTTCAATGAATCCAACTTATCTGTTGCTGCTGCTACCGGATAACATTGAGCTAGACTGAAGTTGCTCAAAATTACTACCGGTAGATTCTTGTATTTCATAGTCTGAGAGCCCTTTTTCCGTATAGTCATAGGGCTCCCTTGCAAAAACTGGTTTAACCATTGTATCTTGAACTGATGTTTGAACTCGTCTATAACTACTAGGTCGTAGTCGTCCGAGTAGTGGTCGTAGAACTCCTCGTTTATTGGCATATGGTACACAGATAGTGATTTCTCTAGCCACTCGACTAGAGAAGTCTTCCCAAGATTCGGAGGGCCGTGGATGAATAGTTGTGGGGCCTTGAATTTCCGAGGTTGACGAATATTCAAGGAGATCCATGTCGCGATCTGAAGATTCGCGTCAGTAAGTCCATCCAATTTGGGTGGAACCCAATCAATCTTTAATTTTTTAGAAGACTCACATTTAACCCAACTTTCATACTCCTCCAGCTTCCTCTTGTTCATCATAA